CGAGTCTAAATCGACCCAAACGAGCGTAAATTTCAATTTATTTGAAGAAATTTGAAAAAATGACAACTATTTTGGAAAGCGTTCCGGCCGAGTCTAAACCTAAATTGATGGGGAGTTTAGAGCCTAGAGTCCACACGCCATATTTAGAAGGCAAGTCCATTTCAAAAGAAGTCGAGAAACTTGCCGAGCAGATAGGCATGCCGCTTATGCCCTGGCAGAAATTTATTCTGGCCGACATGATGAAGGTAGACGGCCAAGGTAACTTCCGGCGCAAAACTAATTTGCTTTTGATAGCAAGGCAAAACGGAAAGACGCACCTTGCAACCATGTTGATCTTATGGAACCTTGTAAATGGCAAACGGGTGGTCGCACTTTCATCTTCTAGGCTTATGGCCCTGGATACTTACCGGAACGTAATCCATATAATTGAAAGTAATGATTTCCTTCGCAAGCAATTAAACGGAAAAGCCAGAATGGCTAACGGCCAAGAGCATGTAAGTTTTAAAAATGGTGGACGTTATGAAATAGTCGCGGCCACTAGAGACGGGGCACGTGGTCGAAACGCAGACTTCCTATTTATTGATGAATTACGTGAAGTAAGTGAAGAAGCGTTTAAGGCGGCTACTCCCCTAACACGATCTAAGGCTAATGCCATGAGTCTTTACGTCAGCAACGCCGGCGATGGGTTCTCCACAGTTTTAAACGGCCTAGTCGAACGAGCCAAAACCTATCCGCCAGAAACCTTTGGCTATTACGAGTATTCAGCCGAACCATTTTGCAAAATAGAAGATCGCAACCAATGGGCTATGGCCAACCCGGCCCTTGGCTACACAATTACCGAAGAAACGCTAGAAGAAGCCGTTGCTACCTCTACTATTGAAACTACTAAAACCGAAATGCTTTGCTTGTGGATAGATAGCCTATTAAGCCCTTGGCCGCATGGCATTTTGGAAGCAACTGGCGATTCTTCAATAAAATTTATAGCAGATGGCCGTTTAACCATCTTTGCTTTCGATGTAGGTTTAAGCCGTCGCAGTGCAAGCCTAGTTTGCGGCCAATTATTAGATGACGGCCGGGCCGCCGTTGGAATTCTTAAAACCTGGGAAAGCCAAGGCCAAGATGTAGATAATTTAAAGATAGCCGCCGATATAAAAGAAAAATGCGACGCCTATCGTCCGCAAATGGTCTGCTTCGATAAATATGCCACTGCGTCTATAGCAGAGCGCCTAACCAATGCTGGCGTAGTTTGCCAGGATATATCCGGGGCTGCGTTTTATACCGCGTCTGGGGATTTGTTGGACGGCTTGGTCAATAACCGCGTCGTGCATGCGAACCAAGAATTATGGGTTAGCCACATGAATAACTGCGCGGCAAAAACTAACGATTCGGCCTGGCGTTTAATAAAAAGAAAATCTTCTGGCCCAATCGATGCCGCAATTGGAACGGCTATGGTCGTTCATCAATTAATCAAGCCACAAAGTAAGCCAAACATTATAAGCCTTTAATCCGACACGCTAAGAGCCGTTTAATTAGGGTTTTTAGCAAATGTGCTTGACAACTTGAAAAAATTTGCACATGGCAATACTGGACTTTTTTGGCGCGCGCTCTAAAACTTCGTCTACCCCAAAAACAGAAGTAAAAGCACAATACGCCCCGGCGGTGATGGATTCACCTTTTTCTACATTTTTTGGTGCTAATAATTTTGGTGGTTATAACAACTACGCAAATGCAATAGTTCGCCAAGATGCTATGTCCGTTCCAACAATAGCCCGGTGTAGATCATTAATTGCAAATACTATCGCCGGAATTCCTTTAAAAATGTATTCAACCAAAACTGGTAAAGAATTACCCAATTTAGTTTGGGTAGATCAACCTGATATCCGCCAGCCAAGAAGTGTAACAATTTCTTGGTTGGTCGATAGTTTAATGATGTATGGGGTCGCTTATCTTCGTGCAACGGAAATTTACCAGGACGATAATCGGCCAGCACGTTTTGAGTGGATACAAAACGATCGTGTAACTGTTAAATATAATAGTTTAAATACAGAAGTGGATTATTACACAATAGACGGCGGAAATCGTTTGCCAATGTCAGGCGTAGGTTCTTTAGTTACATTCCAATCTTTAGACCAAGGTTTATTAATTAAATCTGGTCAAACAATTAAAGCGGCTTTAGATGTTGAAAAAGCGGCGGCGGTTAGCGCGCAAACTCCAATGGCTACTGGTTACATTCGGAATAACGGGGCAGATTTGCCAGATGCACAAGTGCAAGGAATTTTAGCGGCTTGGAAATCTGCTAGACAAAATAGAGCCACTGCATATTTAACTTCTACTTTGGAATACACCCCAGTTTCATTTTCACCAAAAGAAATGCTTTATAACGAAGCAAAAGCCTATTTTGCTTTAGAACTTGCACGTGCTTGCAACGTAAGTGCCGACATGGTGGACGCTGAAGTTCAAAAATCTATGACTTATCAAAATGTTTTAGAACGTAGAAAAGAATTTATGGCTTACACACTAGCCCCGTATATCTGCGCAATTGAGGACAGGTTAAGCATGGACGATTTATGCGCGCGCGGAACAAAAATAAAATTTGCGGTCGATGAAACTTATTTGCGAGCAGATGCACCGGCTCGACTTGCAGTAATTGAAAAACTTTTAACACTTGGTTTAATCACAATAGAGCAAGCGATGGAAATGGAAGATTTAACACCTATGGGAAGTGAGTCGACAAATGCAACTAACGTTCAGTAGTCCAATCGAAGCGGCCGATGCTGGCCGTCGAATTATTTCCGGTGTAGTAGTGCCGTTTGAAAAAGTAGGGTCCACAAGTATTGGGCCCGTTGTATTTGAACGCGGTTCAATTGCGATTCATGATGGAACTAAAATAAAATTGCTAGCGCAACATGATCCAACCAATCCAATTGGCCGCGCTCAATCCTTTCAAACTACCAACGATGCAATTTTTGGAACTTTTAAAATTAGTGCTAGCCAGAAAGGCCAGGACTATTTGACGCTGGCGGCAGAAGATTTAATTGGCGGTCTTAGTGTGGGTGTGGACGTAATTGCATCAAAGCCAGGTAAAGACGGAACTCTTTACGTGCAACAAGCCGTTTTAAAAGAGGTCAGCCTTGTTGAAAGCCCGGCTTTCTCCGACGCAATCGTAACTTCCGTAGCGGCGAGTGCTGGCGAAGAAATGGTAGACATGAAAAAAGAAGAAGCAATAACAGAGATTTTTAACGCAGTCGAGAAACTTAAAGTTATTCAAGATATCGAAAAAGCGTTAGAAGATGAAACCCAAACCCAACCAGAAAACGAAAGCGAGGCCGCGATGACTCAAGAAACACAAGTCCCCGAAGCCGTAACACCAGAGGCACCGGCCGCAGATGCGGTTGAGGCTTCACGTCCAACAGTAAAAGCATCAACCCCTTACATGTCTCAAACAGTGCGTCATGGAATTACTTCTATGGGTCGCTACACAGAACACAAAATTAAAGCCGCTATGGGCGATGAAGAAAGCCGTCTATGGGTAACTGCGGCAGACGATTCATTTACAACTAACCCTGCATTTTCTCCTAATCAATATCTACGCAACGTTGTTTCAAATACAAACTTTGGAAGAAGCACAATTGATGCTTGCACGAAGGCAGTATTGCCGGCTGAAGGCATGAACGTAATCGTCCCAACACTTGTAACAAGTGCAGGTGGCGGAAACGGCGTAGCGCCAGTAGTTACAGTAGAACCAGAAGCAGGCGCAGTTCAAAATACTGGCATGGTTACAGAGTTCATGACGGCAACAGTGTCCAAATATTCAGGTATGAATACGATGAGTATAGAATTAATTTCTAGGTCTGGACCGGCCTTCTATGACCAATTAACTTTGCAATTACAAAGAGCCTACTTAAAGGCAACTAACCAAGCAGCAATTACTTACTTAACTGCAAATTCAACTAACGCTGCTACAACTGCGGCAACTGCGGCTGGATTAATTTCTTACGCAAGCACCGAACCTGTTGCTGCATACCAAGGAACTTCCTACTTTGCACAAAATTACGTAGGTGGAACTTCACACTGGTCAACACTTCTTGGTGCCACTGATACAACTGGCCGACCAATTTTTAATGCTAACTATCCTATGAACGCTGGCGGTATTGCATCACCAACAAACATTAAGGGTAACGTTCTCGGCCTTAACTTTTCGGTCGACGTTGATCTTCCTTCTACTACTATCGATGGTTCTGCTTTCATTATTGCCCCAGAAGCAGTAACAATTTTTGAAAGCCCAACTGCTTACATGTCAGTTAACGTAGTTTCAAACTTGCAGGTCCAGGTCGCCATTTATGGCTTCATGGCACCACTTGTAACAATGACACGCGGAGTTAGAACTTTCAACTTAACCTGATAAATAGGGCAACCCAATAGATGCCGTTACTCCCCTAGTGCCCTTGGGGAGTATCGGTCTAACAATGAGAGGAGATAGGCATGCCGGCTACCTACGTTACTTCTGCGGAATTAAAAGCAAATTTAGGAATTGGCACTTTATATGCTGACTCCATCGTTGAAGAAGTTTGCCAAACCGCAGAGGATTTATTAAACCAATATCTTTGGTTCGATTCTTATCCGATCGTTGGCGCCGGGTTACAAAATAACGTAGCGACCATAGTTTTAGCCGCGCCTTTAACTTTTGTAACTGGGCAATCAATTACGATTAGTAATGCCGGTGTTATTTATAACGGAACTAAAACAATTACTTCTACTTGGCCATTTACCAATGGTTCAACTACATTTCCTTCACTTTTTCTTTTTCCTTATGCACCAAATAATTTTCCTTTAGGTTATTCAGTTATTCAATTTGCAAAAACAAATGCAAATGATAACTATCACCAAATAGTTCCTTACGGCAAGGCTTTGGGAGTAGACACCAAGGCCACCGGATACGCCGCCACCGGCGCCATTCGTCAGGCTGCCATGATCTTGGCATGCGAAATTTGGCAGGCTAGACAAAGCAGTCAAAATAACGGAATGGCGCTAGATGGAAGCATTTCACCCTGGCGCATGTCGAATTCACTAATGGCAAAGGTAAGAGGTTTAA